TTCATTAAAATTAGTTACGGGAGGTATTCCGCTTGCGGAATTACAGCTAGCGGACAGCTATGGGAGCTGGGGTATTCCAGTTCTTTTTTAGATGGAAACGCTACCACCACATTCCAGCAGGTAACTAGCGTTGGGGATTCTGATACCGGGTGGACCGACATATCAGTGGGGTATGACGGAACCATGGGTATCAATAGCGGCAAGCTGTATTACCTAGGTGCTAATAGTTACGGGCAGGCAGGCACGGGCAATCAAACCTCTAGTTACGGTAGCTATACTCAAGTAGGAACTGATTCGGATTGGGTTGCGGTACATAAATCCCGCTTCTATAGTGTGGGGATTAAAGGTAGCGGTAATCAAATTTTTAGTTGCGGCAGGAATTACTTGTATCAGACTGGTCAAGGAACCAATAGCGGAAACACCACAACCTGGACTCTTTTACCTAGCACCAACATGACGAACTCTAACTTTAGCTTTGTGCATGTTGATTACGATGGATGCATTGCTATTCGCAGTAACGGCGAAGCGTTTGGTTGGGGTGATGATGATAGTAATGAGAGGTTTGGTCTAAACAACTCTTCAGACAAAACAGTGCCACAGGCTATCGGATATGTTGGGGGTGTATTACAAACTGATTGGCAGAGCGCTGCTTTAAGTAGAACTAATAGCTACCTAATTAACACAAGTGGCGAACTGTATTTCGCAGGCGAGGGGCAATATTTTTTGCGCGGCGACAACACTAATACCGATGCGAAGAATGGAAGTCATGTGCAGATTGGCACAGACACAGACTGGGTGCGGGTCACTATGGAAGATGGAGGGCTCAATCAAACTCTATACTCAGCGGTAGCGCAAAAGGGTAATCGCCTCTATCTAACCGGTTATGCTCAATATGGTAGAGTATTAAATCAAGGAACTGTGGCTAGAATCTGGACAGAAATAAAGCCACAAGACTTGGCAGCAGGAAACGTATGGGTCTATGTCTGCAACAAAGTCTCTTCTCTTCAAATGACCCTTATTGCAAAATATTAATATGAATAGCTACTCTATTATAATCTCTGGTCAAGAAGAATTAGATGAAAATTGGCAGGATGAGCGGTGCCCAAACTTTGGGTTCAGGTATGACCAGGTTGAAATTTCTGAGTGTTTTCAGAACGATGACGGCACTTACGTGGCAACCTACACTTCACTGACAGTATCAGAGCCTACTGATTTCACCTATCTCGATATGCTTAACGGCGGAACAATCACCTACACCTTGGCCCCTGGTGAATACGGTATTAAGGCAAACTCACAGCGCAGAATTTGATTGCATACCACTGTGTATGGTTTACTACAACACGCGGAAGTAGGAATACTTTTACATAATGATCGAGGAGATGAAATGGAAGCTACTCAACATTGCCAATGTCGCTTGGCTGACAATTGCCACACAGGATGTGGTCAGCTTCGGTCTAGAAGCACTCGGTGTGGGAACTCTGATATGGTTCAATGTGGAGAGGGCTGTAGCTGCTCGAAAGAATCGAATGAAAAACAATGAGAAGGATTGACTACGTAGTGGTTCACTGCGCAGACACGATGCCGTCTATGGACATTGGTGTCAAAGAAATTCGCAGGTGGCATACCACATACAATTCATGGTCAGACGTAGGGTATCATTTTGTAGTCCGAAGAGATGGAACTGTAGAGGAAGGCAGGGACATTACTCGTATTGGAGCCCACGTCAGGGGCTTTAACAACCACAGTATTGGAATCTGCTGGGTTGGTGGGGCCAACGAAGAGACTAAAGCACCCGAGGACAACCGCACTGAAGAGCAGAAGGCTGCGATGCGGGCCTTAATAGACCGAATGCTTGGTGCATTCCCCGATGCTGTTCTTATGGGACACAACGACTTCCCTAAAGTGAAAAAGGACTGCCCATGTTTTGATGTTTGCGACTGGTATTATGAGTAATGGGAATTTTCAAGTCACGCCGTCCAAAACGGGACGTAAAAACCGTAGTCCTGAGCACGATATTCAAGTGGCTCTTACGCGCTATCTTGAAGCGCATCCGCAAAGCCCGCTCTTCTCGGCGACGGTCGGAGGAGTAAGGCTTGCCATGCATACAGCAAAGAAGATGAAGCAAGCTGGGTACAAGAGGGGTATCCCGGATCTACTCATCTTTGAACCAAGGGGAATGTATTCCGGTTTAGCCATTGAGGTAAAGACCGAAAAGGGCCGCCCATCTACTTACCAAAAGGATTGGATTAAGAGGCTCAACTCTAATGGTTGGCGAGCCGAGATTTGTTACGGCCTGGCATCATGCATGCAGGTTATTGATGAATACTTTGGTTGAGATAGGTAGTGTTTCAAAAGGCATAACTATGAACTACCTGTTGCAGGTTCTCCCTGCACACCATTCTACCATATCTCTTCCAAAAACGTCACGTCTAGAACATGACAACCAAATGTGGAGAGGGGGGAATCGAACCCCAGTGACTAAACCGTTCTCTCCAAAATAGAGCCCCCAGACTTTTCTAGGGGCTCTCAACTTAACCAATTGCTACGCCGCACTTGCCTACGGCAGAGCTAATGTAATCAAAAATTAATGGAATCCAACTGCTTCTGAGAGTACGTGATGTAAATTCATAATATGTGGGTTTCAACTTTTGCGTTGCCTGATTTTGGTACACTTACAATTGCAAACCCATGCTGCCAGTCGTTTCGTGGCATAAATGCAGGGCTTTTCTCTCCTAAGTGACCAAGTACATGACACTGTAGCAAGTTACCAGCCCCGTCGCGTGTGTAGTGACTATCTGGTCTATGCAGATGCCCGCATATGGCACTTTTCTTCATCTTCATAAACAACTTTCGCGCAGGGTCCATTCCGCTGATCCTAATCTCGTGACCGTGCAGGAAAGTCATGTCACCACAGTGGATAAAGCCACCTGGTACATACTTAAAGCCATGCTCCTCTAGCTTAAGCAGTTTGTCTAGCTCTAGTTGCTCGAGGTGCTGCAAGCTTGGGGCATTATCTAGGATGTACGCCTTAAGCCTGTCCTCATGATTGCCCGGTACAAAATATCGGTGAGGGAACTTATCTGCTAGCTCAAAGAGTACCCTTTCAGCCTGAGCAATCTCTTCGTCAATTTCCAAAGCGGTTGCGTCATGCCTGTACTTGCTAACCTTATGAAAGTCACACAGGTCACCGAGGACTATAACGGTACTGCAACCCGCTTCTCGTCCTAACTTCATGGCTTCAGCTAAGGCCCTCTTATCGTGGTAGGGTACGTGGATATCCGATATCGCCAAAATTTTCCTACCACGACTAATCCTTATGTCTTTGCTATGCATTTTTGTTAATTGTGTACGTATGGCACATCTCAAAAACCACCTCTTCCGTTACATCAATTTCCAAATAGGCTAGAGCCTCTGCCCAAAGCTCAAATTGAGATGAATCGTCGTTACAAGTATCCTCGTATCGGCCTACTGCCTTTTGCGCTTGCCACATTAGGTAGTCAGCCTCTAAATAATTCGTTAGGCTACCCAATTCAACGTTGCTCACATCATACTTGTCTCGACAGTAGTCATCAAAGTTCTCAATGTGTACCTGGTAGTCCTCGTTCATAGTGACGGGAACCCTAGTGGACTCAGCATTCTGTTCCATCCTCTCAATCGTTTGCCGAACGTGCCATGGTTTTCTCCCAAACACTTCTGCAATTACAGAGAATGGCATGTAAAGGAAGTGCCTCAAGTAATACTGCACTGCTGCACCATGCTGTCCCCCAAGCTCAAACCGACCGAGCATGTAAGACCTCACTAGATCCGACACCTCATCCATTGTAAGATGCTTGCACTTTAAAATCCTAGTTCTTAATTCCATTAAGAGTCAATCACAGTAAGAGGGGACACTAGCATAGCTCGACGAGCTGCATCCACATCATCTAGACCAAATTGATAATCATGAGTCTTTCCCCTACGACCAACAGCCTTAACCTTTAATGCCCTCAATCGAGATTTAAATTTACGCATTGACCAAGAGGCATATCCGCTACGCACACAGAACGTGCGGAAACTCTCAAGCGCCTCCGTCTGATGAATAACGATTGAACCTTTCTTAATCTCAATAGTTATACCGCTGTCATTTATCCAGCTCATGATTGGGTCGCCTTCAATACGTAACTGATTCAGCTCTTCCTGCATTGCCCTTGGCCTGACCAACCTGCTGTTGCCTTGCTTCAGTTCCAAGGACAGACTATTCATTAGACTAATACCTATGGCAGCTTGGCATCGGACGTCTTTAAGCTTGTCAATCAAACTACTATCCCTTTGTGACTCAGGCTTGGCATGATTGAAGGTTACAATATCAAACCTGCGCTCGACACCAGGGTCGCTCAACGCATAGGTGAATCCCGCTTCATTCGATGCTACAATCAAGCTTGCTCTAGGGACAACCTCAACGGGCTCAGAATAAAGTTTCCTTGCAATGATTGGCTCTTTCGAGACTATCATCTTAAGCGCGTCTTTGTCCCCAAGATTGTCGCTAGCGTCGGCGCTGATACACAAGGTGGCTTGAGCCAACTTCATCCTGTGCCTACTGTCGTCCTTTGTGATTTGAGCAAGGTTGTCTGTGCGCATAACGTTGTGAGCACCTATCACAGAGGCCACGGCCTCAATCAGTGTGCTCTTTCCGGCCCCGGCAGCACCAATCAAGAGCAATATTTTTTGCGCACGAGCAGGGTCTCCTGCAACTGCGTTCGCCATCATGGCAATTGTATACCGCCTTATCTCGGCATCCGGTATAGTCTCCTCCATAAACACATTCCAGTTCTTGTCCACTACGTTTCGAGTACTGTCGCAGGGAATGCAGTAGGTGGTCAGCCACTCCGGATCGTGACCCGCACACAGAAAAGGGTCGCCGTTATCAAAGACAACCAAGCCATCCTCAAAATTCAAGCCCGCTCGCGGTTGAGCCTGACCAAAGACTTCTTGCGGACTTGCGTATATCGAGAACCCTCGAGAATACTCACGATTAAACTCTTGAGTCAACACTACTGGTCGGAGCAGTCCCGCCGGAGCAGCAAAGGCCCGCATTACACGAGTCTTTTGCCGTTCCGTAAGCGGTTTGAAGTGAGTGCCACACCATACCATGGTGACCCCTCCCATCTCTACGACAGGTACGTTCATGTCTTTCGCACAGGCAGGTATGAAGGCCGCAAGAAGAGCAGCGCTACTTCGAGCACTGATTTTTGCGGGATCATAATCAATTCCTACGGTCGATACAATAAACGAGGGGGTCACCATGGTTTCGGCTAGGTGGCACAGCCTTTCAATTGTGCTATCAGTTAGCTGCGTCTTCACCTCCTGAATCTAATCTGTTCAAGCGTTCATTCAGTGCGTAGATGCAAGCCTCTAAAAGCTCAACCCTTTGAGCTAAGGACAGCGATTTTAAGAGGTCACTTTCCAATGCATCCCCGTAAGAGTATGCAATGTTTATTCCCTCACCTTCAATAAGTGTGACGCCTGGATTGCTGACGCTTGCGTTCTTACCGTAGTCGCTGCCCTGCTTACCGTCAGGAAAGTAATGATCTACATGGTCACCAACAATAACCATTATCGTGTCTGCATCGCTTTGCCCCGAAATGCTGTGAGCTGCATTAAAATACACCTCTAACGCCTCCTTCAACGACTTGTAAAATGCATCCCTCAAATCCAGCATTTCAGAAAGGTAAATCATCCTCTCCGATGGGTTGTTCGTTACTCTTCGAGGCAGCCGGAGCACCTTTCTGCTTCTCAATCTTCCAGGCATTCAGGTCTACGTAGAACCTCTCGTCGTATTCCCTACCGCGAATGTCGAAATGCACCAAGACTTCATCGCCTTCCTTCAGTCCTTCTAACTGACTTGCCTTGTCCTTAATTGCAGTAAACTTTACGTCATTTGGGTATTCATCACCTGCTGTAATGACAAACTCCCGCTTGGTAAAATCACTTGTCTCAGACTTCCAAGTCTCCATTACACGTTTCACCGTGCCTTTCAATTCATAACTCATTGAATGCAATTAAGCGCACCCACTTCGAAATCTCACGCTGAGAGGGCGCGTAGAAATCAACAACACGAAGTTGATTAATTTTAAGATAAGTAAACAGCCTGTCCCAATCGTCCCTGTCGAAGTCAAGATATGTATCGACTAGTTCTAACTCAAGACTCTCTGTATCGTCAAGAGCACTTGTACCCAGGAGACGTAGAGCACTATCCAAACGACGCTCAACATAAGGGTCCGCCTGTCCCGCTTGTCCATCCTCGAAAAGCTCATCAATCCAATCAGGCTTCATCTTCACCGTACACGCCAAGCTCATACAGGTCGGCAGCTTTGAGAACTACTCGAGACAAGGCCCGCTTTTCAGCCATTGCTACAGGGTATGCATTGCGATTATTCTTTGGGCTCGACTCACCATAGCTTTCTAGCATCGGTACGATTTCATCACCCACCTCCACTCCGCCAGTGGCTTTGATGACATACATACCAGATGCTACGTCACAGAGCTCCGCAACTACCTCATAATGCACAATCAGCTTCAAGTGACGCTGAATCTTTTCGATTCCAGTACGGGTGACGCACACAAAGCCCTGCTTGGCTCGGAAGAAATCCTCCTTAGTCAGTCCATACTGCTTTACAAACTCAGTAAACTTCTGTTTCTGGTCTCTTCTCATAACATGGTTTGCATAAGTCGGTCCATGCCCTTGCGCTTTTCTTTTAGCTCAAGCTCTTTGACATACATCTCGTTTTTCACAACCTCAAAACGTCGCATTAGGTGGAATAAAGCATGGTCAGCCTCCTCAAAAAGCTCACCTATTTCCCTCATAACCTGCTCCCTTTTCTCCGGTAGCTTGCCCTCATTTTCCATGAGCCACAAATCAATCTCCGCCCGCTTTATTCCGATGCGGCTGACAAGGTGTAAATACTGAGCGTGGTTCACTCGTCAAGCTTCTTACGCCGATCACCGGTAATGGCAGTTATGATAATGTCGAGATAGCCAAAGACAGCATTGTCAGATTCCGTAGGAGTCAAGTTCACAATTACTTTTCCAAAAGCCATTGCAGCGATGAGCAGTTCAGCCCAATATTCCAAGATGAATTCCATGATGTTATTGATATAGGTCTCCGTTATTGTCGAACAGTACGGCCTGGTCTGATATGACATGCCCGTCATCAAGGACTAGTCTGATAATCCACAAGGGCCTACCGCGTTGCACAAATGTACGCTCTAGCTTGGCAGACATGCTGTGACTCTCACTCTGTTCATACTCCATAGGTATGTGGCAGAATAACTCTTCCGGTATCGCGCCCCTGTTGACGAGGTCGGCAGCAACGCTCAACCGCAGCGGAGGGTCGAGCCTACAGGTGTACCAGTAACGCAACAGGATGCCGCCTGAGATGATTAGGCAGAGTGATGAGAAGAATATCATTGTTAGCAGGGGTTTTGGATGGCTTCTTTTATTTGCAACGACCTAGCGTACTGTTCAATATCATTCAAGATACCTGCTGCACCGCTAATATCAAAGTCTACGTCAGCAAGCAACGCTTCGGCTATATACTTGTACAGTTTGTTGCGACAAATGGCGAGCATGATCAGCGCTGTGTTGTAGTCGTCACGTTCAAGGTGATTTCTAAACATCTTAAGCGTGTGATGCAGGTGCCTGTTACTGTCAGCAATAGCAATTCTTTTCAGCCTGTGCTCAAGCTGATTTGAGTTTCTGTCGATGTTGTCGATATAGATCCGAATGTCTGCAATCAATATCTTATACGACAAGCGCGTGGTTTCATACATGTGTTATTTCTTTTGAGATTAAATTCATGACTTCCTTCCTTATGCCTGGGGGTACTTCAGACATTTGAAGAAGCCGACCAAACTTGTGACTGTCTAGCGTAAGCATCTCGCCTTTAGGCCATACAGAACCTAGCTTAATGCAGCGCAACACTCCTTGAGGATTCAACTCGTCCATCTCGTACAAGGTGTCGTGCTGTAGGAGGACGTAGTAAACACCTCCTTTGTGATGGTCAAAAACTTCTACTGATAGGCTCATTATTCGTAAAGGTTACCGTTTTTATAGACGGGAATGGTGATGTACTTGTCTGCCGGGCTAGACACGTGCTCCTTGAACCCAATGACCAAAGCGTACACACTTTCTTTGGTCGTCCTGTCATAGTAAGGCTCGGCGCGGCAGCACATTCGACCAGCCACAAGCGTGTAGTGCTCGCGATAGCCTGTAATTTTTTCTCTCAGAATCAAGTCGTATTTCTTAGGCACATTACCCTGTGCAATACGGCTTGCTATCTGGTCAAGGCGTGGTGGTATTTTCGGTTTGCCATAGAACCAATTGATTGCATTGAGAAGAATGCTGAGGCAGACGAGAGAGATAATGAATTGCATTATATAGAGTTCTTTTCGGAAAGGGCCTTGAGACGCTGATACTTACGGCTTCCGGGCCACGGACCAGGGTCTACGCCAAGCTTGGTACGTCTGTAATATAGAACGGTTTCGGTACGCCCAAGAGCGTTAGCTATTTCCCAAGTGGGACAGCCTTGGTTTGCCATCTTGATGATGAGCTCGTCCTCCTCCGGGAGGTAGTGTTGAAACTTGTTTTCAGCCATGTTGTTGTATTGATTTAAAGATTTGATACGCTACTTGCGGGACGATGGCATTGCCATACGCCTTCACACTTTCTTTTCTCCACTTTGGAAAGGTGATTCCGTCCAATTCGGTGGGAAGCCCATCATCTCCGCCACAAAGCGGGGATTCAGTTGGGAAGGCCGACCAACCTCTTGGGCCACGAGATGATTCAGTTCGGATCGGCGAGTCGGTTGACCCTCCGGTCGCTCCTTCTCTGTGCCTTGATTCCAACATCGTGCCGTCGGTGTCGGAAGCATTCCCGCTGCCGCTAGGTCTTTCAGTCGAGGGCTGTAACCCTTGCCCTGTGTCACCTTGCCTTCGCTCATTTTCCTCGGCCCACCACCTATTCCATCCCAAGCTATCGGGGTCGGCAGGAAGTCCCCGTAAACGACTTGACTCCACAGAGAAGACCACCTCGTGCCATTCCGGTACCCTGCCTTGCGGCTGCGTTCCCACATCTTGTCCGGGTGCTCGATGGTTTCTGCTGCCGTGGGCGTAAGCAATAATCCAGACTCGGTCCCGCTTGTGGGGGCAGTTCGCGACGCTAGCAGCTGGAAGAACGGTCGGGAAGACTTTGTAGCCTTCACCTTCCAAATCAGAGCACACCTGGTCGAAAACCATCCCGTCTGACCATGAAGTAAGCCCGCGAACATTCTCTGCCACGACCCATGTGGGGCGAGCTTCTCGGACAACTCTAAGCATTTCCGGCCAGAGATATCGATCGTCGGCAACCCCTTGACGTTGTCCTGCTGTGGAGAACGGCTGACAAGGAAAGCCTCCAGAGAGAACGTCGATGCGTCCTGCCCATGGGTATCCGTTAAACTGTTTGATGTCTTCATATGACTGTGAGTTTGGGAAATGATGTGTAAGGATGTCGCGACAGAACTCGTCGCGCTCTACATGGAAGAGGTTAGTCCACCCCATCCACTCGGCAGCGAGGTCGAAGCCCCCGATACCGCTGAATAAACTTGCGTGATTCATTGCTCCATGTGTTTAAAGAATTCAGCACTCTCAGGGTAGATACGCAGCGCGTACTCTCGACCCATAGTGCGGTCGGCAATCTGCCATATCGAGACGTTTTGTATACCCCATCTGACTAGGGCTTCACCCATTGGGCTTGGTTTACTCATAGCTCTTTCTCTAGGTTGTGATTCTCAGTGATGACCTCGTTGATAAACCGGGGGATCGCATCTCGCCATGCCGTCTCGCCGTCAAGATAGAAGTTCCGCAGTTGTCGGGTCGAGCAATGGGTATTCCAAAGACTAGCGAACGCCCTGGTCCGCTTGATGTCCCCACAGGCATCGTCCCATCCCCTACGGTCGTTGTAATTCTTGAGGCGCTTGGCTTTGTCCCGCAGCAGTGCGCCGATGTGCTTGTCGAGGTGCTTGGTGCGTTGGAGTGCAGATATCATTGCTTTTCTAATTTTTGGATGCTATCGAGGATGCAACAGACGAAGTCCTCATAGATGGCGTACATGTCCTCTTCCATGACGTAGCCACCGTCGTCGTCAATAGGCTCAGTTTCAATTACGCCGTACTGCTCGAGCAGTCGGCCCACCTCGTTGCCAATGGCAACTAAGGTTTCTTCAGAGTTAGGGTCAATCATTGTAGTTGGTTGCTTTTTTAATGAGGCGCTCGACGTCACACATTGCGTCGTCAAAGGTGTGCTGGGCAGCAGGTGTGTAACGCATGTCTCCGTTCTCCTCTCGCACTAAGTAGTCGCGCCCGTGCCTCGCCGCGACAATCAGGTCGGCAAGATCAGAGCACAGTTCAAGGTAGTCGTGTTCAGTCATTGTCTTCTGTATCAAGGTTATAGTCTTCAGCGTACTCAAGAAAGTCTTCACAGTACTTTACGAGACGCTTGAAAGCAGCCACCTCCCTTACGGAAGGCAGCCGGCGGTCATCTTCGAGGTGTTCGACACACTTAGCCATATCAATCGCGGTGTTCTCGAACTTGCAGTAGTCCATACTAGGCATTAGGCATTAGGGGTTTCAGGGTTAGTGGTTTCAGTCGTCGTAGGCTGCGCCGGTGGGTCGCAAGCCAGGCCGATATCATTGAGGATGGTGGAGATGTCGCGCTTAGGAATGTGCTCGACATACTTCTCACTCTTCACTTCGAAGGTGTCGTTCCAATTACCGACGTCCCGCAAGAACTCCTTACTGAGCTGCCACTTAATCGCAAGGCTACCGTACTCATCGGCCCCGTCGTCGCTACCGATAGACCAGTTAACTTCCTTCTCCTCACAGTCCATGTGTCGAAGCTCATCAAGGACGTACCGGATGCCCGCATAGAAGGACTGATACAGATCCTCGCTTGAGGCGGTGTTGTTGCCGCTCTCGATAGCGGTGGTGAGACCCTTGAGAGTCTCGAGCAGTTGTTCTTTGTTCATGTTGTTTTATTTATGGTCGAAATGTATAAAGCTTTTTGGATGTGACCAAATTCCTCAAGCTGTAATGATTAGATAGAGCATGCATAAGGCGACACCAACGAGGCCAAAGGCTGCACAGAAGTAAGAGCTACGCTTCATGTGTCTCTTGTATTGCGAGCTCGACATTGACTTCGAAGTCTGCTGTGTTGAGGCCGAGCTTGGTGCGTATTGCTTCTGATATTGCTTCTTGCGCTTGTTGCGCACAGTCTGTAGGAGAATCAGGGTTATCATGTAAGAATTCTATGTCTACTGTTATTTGGATTGTGGTGGTGAGCAGTTCGTCTCGTTCGGGTGGGCCGGAGGTCTTCCAGGCATCGTACCCGGGGATGTGATTAGGGTCAGGCATTGTGTGATTAGTGGTTGATGAGGCCGGATCGGTGATTGTCCGGGGAAATAAAGTGTGTTGTATAGAGGTCGTGCTTACTACAGTCCACGTACCCGGCCTCTAAAAGGTCGTCAACTGTGTCGAATATGCGTGAGTGGCGCTCGGTATCGAAGTCGATGGTTTCGTCGAGCGTACCGCCTAAGCTGAAGGTGATGCTACAGTTGTCAGGCAGGTCAATGTCACGGAAGAACGGCAGGGACTTAGTGTATGCATAGAATTGCTTGTCGTCGCAGACGCGCATGACCTCGAGCCACTTGTCTCTGTACTCAGGAGAGTAGAAGTCGCCGGCGTCATGGATGCGGACCACGTCGAGCTTGCGCTTGCGGCGGATGGCGGACACCATCTCGTCTACGAAGTCGTCAGTCTTGGTCAGCTCGTACTTGCGAGCAGAAGCAGCCTTCGAGGCGTCGAAGCTGTAGCCGTATCGGGTCTCCCAATTGGCGTAACAGAAGGACTTGCATGCCCCGGCGAAAGGACAGGTCGTGCGGCCCGTCTCCGGGTCTCGATGTGCAGGAATCGTGAAGTTGTAGACCCCGAGCCCGAAGTACTCGGAGGTCTTTTTCATCTTGCTGTTCTGCGTCAGAAGGTTGAGCTTACTCATTGTCTTTGGGTTTTTGATTGGAATCTTCCATAAGCATGGCTTGTGCGTGGCGGTACTCAGAGTCGAAGGACTCATTACGAATGCCCTCAAGGTCTAAGGTTAGTTGAAGTGCGGCGACCCTATCGACAGGGTGCAGGTTCTTTGCACGAGAGGTGCGTACCATCTCGTCAATCAGCTCGTCCAGGATGACGCGCCTTGTATTCTCGATGTCTTGAGGTGTGTACTTCATTTGTCTTGAGGGGTTTGAGAGTGGCGGTAGAAGAGGTAGCAAATGCGCTCTATGTTAGTCCACATCTGCTTGCGACGGCAATTGGGACCGTGCTCATAACGCGTGACGAACTTCGCTTGTGCATATATTGAATCTATGATGTCTTTCCAATCGAGGTACCAATCGTCGTCGTCGTCAAGGAATTCTAAGAACATTTTCAGCTGATTCGAGGTGATGTGTGCCGCCTTGGATTCACATCTGCCGATGCACTCAAGTGCCTCTTCCGAGAGGTTGCATAGCTCCTCGACTAACTTGGGTTTGGATTGAAGGCTTCGTCGGAAGTTCATGTCAGTTAGCATAGTCGTGTGATTGGATGTAATCTTGAAGGGCGCGTTCCCAATTGTTCATGTCCTCCTCAGTATCGGTGTCGATATGAGGGGCGAACTTGAGCAGGGCGAGCAGCGGTCGTATACCAAGGAAGGTGTACATGCCACGACCCGTGCTCCACTTGTCCCACGCAATCGAGAAGGTATTGAAGAGCTCCTCTGACTCGTCGTATAAGTGCGAGTTGGGGATATGGAAGCAGTAGCCGGACGCGGGGTGATGCAGGTACTTGCATACGTCGTTGCCGCCTGTCCAACACTCGAACTTCAGGCCCTGCGCCTCAAGGAAGCGGACGACAAAGGTCTCGTGGTCGTTGTACTCGAAGTCGGAGGTCAGTTGCATTGTGCTGAATTCGAAGTGTAGGTTCATACTCGTGTCCATTTGAAGTTGCGGTACTTGTAACACAGGATTTGTACAGCCATACACCATGCGCCTGTGATGTCGCATTGGGCGAAGGATTTGTCGAGGTCTTCGCCGTTGTACAGTAGCTCGACAGTCTCGATGTCGTTCTCTGTAAGGAAGGCTTCGACTTGATCGGCTTCGTCGTTGGTGATATCGCCGTTGTCACCGTTGATGATGTAGGCGAGCAGGGCTTCGTTGACTTTGAAGTCGTAGTCGTTGGTGCTCATGATTTAGGGATAAAGATTTCGGGGAATGCCTCGACAAGGCGAGGCTTGTTGTTGTTGTCAGCCTTGAAGAAGGCGTCGATGAGGGCTGTGTAAAACGACCCGCCGCCCTCTCGGCGTAGCCTGTCGTAGTTGGCTTGTGTATTCCAATCAGGGGGACTGAGCTCTTCCGTATTGAGAGGCCCGTACTTCGAGGTGTGTTGAGTGACGAAGTAGGCGAGCTTTGAGTTTGCCTTTGCCTTGTCATACGAGGTCGTAGCAGATTCGAGGCGTGACTTCCAATACTTGATTTTCGGGATGTACCCGTCGGGATGTTTGTTACTCATGATTTCAGGGGGTGTTGCTTTCGTGCTTCCTCAAGATTGTACTCGTGCAAGAGGTCGCGGTAATTGATTTTGCTGATAGAGCCCTTCGAGCCGTCCATGTGCTCTTGAGCTTGGTTGACCAAGAAGTACAACTCCTCAATCATGCGCTTCTCGAAGTGCGGGTTGACGATGTAGTTGACACCTGCGCGGATCTTCTCGTCAAGTTCTGCCTGTCGATTTTTGAAGGCATGCTCGAGAGCTGTGTGGAGGATTCCTACGAGGTAGGCGAAGTGTACAGGACTGATGTCGCCCGACTGTTGAATCAGCTTGGCGTATGCCAGGGGGCCATTTGCTTTAGCCATTTGAGGTGGTTGGTTTATTGAGGATGAATGCGAAGTCTGTGATGTACAGGATGTAGTGGTCGTCGTTGACCGTGTAGCCGTGGACGTAGACATCAATGGAGTTCAGGTACTTGATAGCTACCTGACGAGCCGTGTTGAGTCTGTAGTCGTAAGAGATTGTCAAGCCGTCGCAGGGCTCATTGGTCTCGCTGTCGAGGTCTGCGATGAAGACGCGGTCGGAGCCGTCGTTATTCTGCTCCATCTGTACGAAAAGGGGGCGGTATTGATACATAGTAATTAGCGTTGGTCGTCGTAATGTGGGGTCGTGTTGTGTACACAATCGCCGTATCTTACTGTCGTGAATCCGAGAACTTTCTCGATGAAGCGGCGTTGTACTCTTGTGAAACTGCGGGCATCGGCGAGGTCGTCGCTCTTGACCAAGAAGTAGTTGCCCAATTTGCTCTGATAGCTGACGAGGTACTCGCCATTGGAGTTGCGCATCACCAACCTGTCGAGAGGTGATGAGCGCCGACGTGTGCGGGGGTTCATAAGGTTCATGTCTCGTAATGTGGGGTTAAAGTTTTTCGATGCGGAAGACCTCGCCGACGATGACGTACTCGAGGTGGTCGCGTCCTGCGGTGTCCCACCGGGCGGATTCGTAGTTGGGGTGAACGAGGGCCTCGGACTTCTCTTCGGTGTACTCGACCTCATCGACGTAGTCCAGGCTGTCGGAGATAGACTTGACGTACATCCGCTTCATCTCACTGAAGGAGTACTTGTAGATGACGAAGCCGTTCGGGGCGGCCATGCGTTCCGCGTGGGCCTTCTCACGGGCCAACTGCTTTTGGATTTGCTTGGGATTGCTCATCGGGCGGGGGTTGAGAGGGTTCATGTCAAATCCAAGTTGTGTATTGCATGTTGAGCCATGGGAAAGCGGTTGCGAGCTTGTGGCGTCTGCTAGAGTCCATGGAGAAGAAGGTTTCGATAAGCAGGTACTCGTGGTTCTCCCTGTACAATTCCTTATCGTGATGCTTGATGGCTCGCTGATAGCGCCGAAGCCTGAGCAAGTTGTTCGAGGTGTTGAGGTAATCGGGATTGGTGGTCATGATGTGGCAATTTTGCGCATGTCCAGGCGGATCTGTGCGGATTTAACTTCGTGTCGGGTGAGTTGCTTGAGTACAGCGTTGATACGTTGGTCAACATTCGAGCGGCGCTTGATGCGTGGACGTGGCATTTTAAAGGTTTCTTAAGAGGTGGAGCGCCCCGACGATTGCCGGGACGCTGATGAAAAGGATGATGTGGTACATGTTGTTTTGTTTTGGGGTTGGATGGTAGGGGGGAATCGAGCCCCCCGGCACGTTGTGCCCTCCAAGTACCATTGTCAGAATCAGTCCTTCAACTGAGCCTCGAGACCTGCAATCAGCTCGTCGGCACCGATGGTATTGTTGAGACGGTCAGGGGTCTCAATCATCCACTTCGCCGACTTGACGATGCGTCGAGCATACCGGATTCGACCCTTGGTATTGTACGAGGGCTTGAGCTTGTGGACGAGCTCCTCGTCGATAGACCCGAGGTCTATGGTCTGATTCTTCGTGCTGAAGGTGACCAACAGGGGGGCATTGCACGTGCAGAGCCGTGAACCCATGGACTTGTAGAAATCCATCCGTTCGAAGATTTCCGTGAGTAGTGTGCCGAGTTGCGTGTTGAGGCTCCTCGTGGATGTGCCGAACTTGATGGTCAGGCTAGATTCGATGGACGTATCGCCCTCGATGGTTGGTTGGTATATGCGAACCTGCATAATGTTGAATTTATTAATGATATGGCAACTTGCCACGTCGCGGTCCCGGAGGGAATTGCACCCTCCCGAAGTGTCTACACGGGACCTGTAAACGCGGAGTCCGGATACTGACTCAATCCCGGGGTGGCCCGTATCGCGTTTACTTACTTAGATAATTTGCCGTGGATAGGTAACCTCCGACTACACATAGAGAACGCTTGTCTGTATAGTACACCTGTAAACGGGTTTTTGCATCGGGTTCGTAAGTCTCGAGGACCGGCCTTGGATGCAAACCTTGGAAAACGTGTGTTGTACCTATCGGGGGTTTCTTGGATTGCCCTGTCCATCCTAGTATAAAGCGGCGCCGTTTTCAATATTGACCTTGTGGAACTTCGCCCCCCACTCCCTCAATTGGGGGGGTATCGGTGAACCTTTGCCCGGAATTATACACCTTCGCGTTTCCGCATCCTGTCTTCTCAATCAATACCTAATCAATAAGTTAGACTTTACACATTATTGGATTATCTCAATACGTCAAAGAACTTCAAACTTTGCATGTAGGTTAACCTATTTTGTAGGTCCGGGGAGGGGTTCCGTCCTTTTTACCGCAACGTTCCTAGAACGTCCTTTCAACGGGCACCTTTGTCGTTCGGTGTGCGGTCCCTTTATACATGACCCCAATGGGGTATGTCGTATGCAGGGCGCTCCCTGTCTTCCGACGCTGTAAAGGTAGGGGCAACTTTTCGGAACAAAAAAATAAACTTTTCGATTCTGGGTCCGATAGTTGATAATCATCGATAGAGAGGTTAATTAAATCGACCAAAATGTATAATAAATTATGAAAACTGTATAATCTATGACCAAACCTGGATTTTCCATGGCAGAGATATGATAATCAGGGGTCCAATTGCCGTATTATATCGACGAAATATTGACCAAAATGCTTCTTGTAGGAATATTCCTACAAACAGCGCATCCGCTGATCCATATCATACTAATTTGGTGGGAATTGTTCCTGACAGATATTGGGTATAACACGACCAATTAACTTATTCTATAGACGAAAGTGTATAATATTATTATGGCCGTTTTCCTTAATCCAAAAAATGACATGCACAAGCTTTTTAACACTTTTTTTTCGTCTATTATTATATGCAATCCATCTATCAATTACACCGATTTATCGAACAACGTATAACGTATTTTTTTTAGTCTATTAAAATCGGGTATCCATCGGTTACATTATATCATATTATACACTTTTTGAACCCCAAACCTTCATATTTTGATTATTATACTCCTTCGCATACCTAGGGCCCATATTACCCCCTAAATGGCTAAATGACCCCTTAAATCGCCCCTGATATGTTTTTTGTTTATCCTAATTATTTAACATATTTATTTTTTAATAGTTATCCACAACGCTTGTATATATCAAATTTTCTACATATAGCGACTTCAAGGCAACGGCTATAGTGAACGCCCTGGATTTATCCTAATTTTTTTGGATATTTTTTGTGTAGGACAATTCTGATGATGTTGTAGGAACTATCTTACAACTGTAGGAATCCTCTTACACGTCTGTAGGAATAATCTTACATTTTTTTGTAGGAATCCTCTTACAAATCTTGTAGGAATCGTCCTACAATTTCGTGTAGGAATAATCCTACAGATAACATATAATATTTTTCGTCGATAGAATATAAGGGGTGGTCTATAATTATACCGCGTTGGTCGAAGGACCGGCGGCGGGTCATTTCTCGCACATCACAGCTATTTTTAGGTAGGGGGGGTTCTTGGTCTCCCGTATGTCTCCCGCTATGTCTCCCGATCATATCATAAGTCTCCTGGTCTCCCGTAAGTCTCCGGCGCAAAGCCCTGTGTTTACTGGTGTTACAGGGGGGTGGGAGACATGGAGACTAGGAGTAATGAAAAAAAATATCCGTGAGGCATTTACCTAAACCCCTGAACGCCAGCCCCTTTGTATCTTGGGACGAAACTTTCCCGATCCCTAGTCTCCTAGTCTCCCATGTATATCCGACGACGTGCAAAGCCCAAACCTTGGATGGCAAAAAAGAAGGGCAGGACCAGGCCCTCTTTCGCCAATGCTTCAGTCAGCACATCCAACCCACTGTACCGCACGGCAGAATGGGAATCCACTAGGCAAGCGGTGTTAGATCGGTACCCTGTGTGCTATTGGTGCGAGCACATTGGGATCATGACCGAAAGCACCGACGCTGACCACATCCAACCATCATCATCTTTGCACAGCAGGTCTGCATTCTTTGACCAAGAAAATCTTGTCGGCAGCTGCCGGTCATGCAACAGCAAACGAGCTAGCTACACTGCTAAAGGTGTGTGGTTAGAAACCAAAGAAGAGTGGGCTAGATACCTGAAGATGAAATTTTTTGCGCAATGAGTCTGACACTTTTAATTCCCGATGCCCGAAGGCTTGTAGTCCAAAACACAGGCGTGACTGCTTACGTGCCCGCCACAAAAATTGGATTTAGTCAACGTGCCCAAGGGCAGCAGTTGCCTGGCATCGTCATCAATATGGGTACTGTAGACTATGAGGCTACAATGACAAATGCTACTGCGTCTACAATATACAGGGTTGACTACTTGGTTTACTCAGATACTGCCGAGCAGACGGCTTTTATCCATGAGGCGGTAAAGGCTGCGGCTTTAGCTTACAATTCAGCCAATTTTACTATTCGCTTATTTGATGAGTCTTACTTTGTAGACGTAGACCTCATTCACCGTAGCACATTAAGCTGTACATTTGAATATAGTGTCTGATACGAAAAAAGACATATTAAGTCAAATGCGTGAAGCCGCTGAGGTAGCATTGACACCCACCGCTGAACAGAAGCAAGATGCGGCTCCAGTGGTAGAACTACGCCCCATTTTTAACCTAGACACTGATGGTGACCGCTTGTTTACTATGGTCGTTGACTACCTAGAGGACCGGGGTTTAATTGAGTCTGTGGATGTAATAACAGTCACAATGCTAGCCAAGTCCCTTGCTTTGTACATAGCGGCTGCAAGGCAAGTGCAGGGGGTGGATGACATGATTCAGGTGTATCCTAACGGCACTAGCAATGTCAGCGGAGCATTTACTGCGCTATCCAAGGCTCAGGATCAAGTAATGAAGTTAAGTGCGAAGCTTGGCCTAAGTCCAATGGACAGGACCAGGATACTAGGCGCTGTTGTCAATGGTGGCCTAGCTGTAGACCGCAGCCAAGAGGGTGACGCTATTGACGATTTAACATAATGGCAGGCAACTCAGACACCTCTGCCCTAGATAGGATATGGAATTACGTGGAAGGAGTCACAACTGGTGGCATTCCATGCGGTAAGTACATACAATTAGCGGGTCAGAGGTTTCTTACAGACTTGCAGCGCGATGATTGGGAGTGGACCTTCAACTTTGAATCTGCTGCGCGATACATCAATTTTATTGAGCGGGTCTGCGTTCATACACGCGGTGAGCTAGCAGGGCAGCCTATGCTTTTAGAGCCTTGGCAATGCTTCTTTGTTGGGCAGATTTTTGGATGGGTAGACCGATCCGACGCACATCGCAGGCGATTTAGCAGTGCGCACCTGTTTGTTGCACGTAAAAACGGCAAGTCACAGCTAGCAGCAGGTATTGCACTTGCGATGGCTACACTAGACCAGGATGGTGCTCCGCAGTTGGTAACGGCTGCCACAAAGCGGGACCAAGCCCGTGAGGTGTTTGATGAGGTGTGTCGATGCATAAAGACAAATCCAATCCTAGGCAAGCGTTTTACTGTGCGTAGAGGCGAGGTTTTGGCCCCAAAGGATGGTACTATACGTCCATTGAGCTCGGATGCTAATACTTTGGACGGCTTGAACCTAAACCTCGCGGTCGTCGATGAGTTTCACGCCATGAAGAATGGTGACCTTTATCGCGTACTTGCTAGCTCCATGGGTAGCCGAAAGAGCCCCTTGATGCTGGCTATTACGACTGCTGGTTTTGTACCGGATGGACCCTGCGCTCAGTTCATTCGGGCAGGCAAAGCAGTGTTAGATGGCAGTAAGGCCAATGACAGGCTGCTTATCTTGCCGTATGAGGTAGATGAGGAGGACGAATGGGACGATCAGGCTGCATGGCACAAGGCCAATCCAAACCTTGGGGTTAGCGTCAGCGAGTCACACCTTCGTGCTCAATTTGCCAACGCACAGATGTATGGTGGCAGGAACATAACTGAGTTTATGGTCAAGCACCTTAACGTATTTGTGGGCACAGAGGAGGTTTGGGTAGAGGATTCGACGTTTATGAGCGAGGAAAACTGCTGTTCACCAGATACCTATGCGGAAATAGACCGTGCGACAGGCAAACCAAAAGCATTTATGGGATTAGACCTAGCTTCTACTGATGACATGACTGCCCTTGCCATATGCACTGGTGACGCTGAAAATGGCTGGGGTTTAAGCATGCACTATTTCCTACCTGAAATGTCAATTAAACGCAGGTTAGCAAAGGATGAAACGTCTATTTACGGTGACCTGACTGACTTGGACAACGTTACCATCACCCCTGGCAATGTAACGGATTACAACTCCATACGTAGACTTGTAAGTGGTCATTATGTATTGGACGGAAAAGTAGAGTATGATAGTGACAACCTAAGTGAAAAGTACAAAATCATGGGCGTGGCGTATGATAGGTGGAATAGCTTGAACCTAATCCGTGATTTAGAGGGTGACGGCATTACTTGCGACCCATACGGTCAGGGTTTTGCCTCAATGAGCTTTCCAAGCAAGGAATTCTCTAAGGCTTTATGGACCAATAAACTTCACCACGGTGGCGACCCGGTGTTACGATGGATGATGGGGAATGTGGTGCTGCGCACGGACCCTAGCGGCAATATTAAACCTGACAAAGGCAAGAGTGGGGACAAGATTGACGGCGTGGTAGCTGCTATCATGTCTATTGGTGAAGCCCTAACATTTGAGCAAGAGGATGGATTCAGTTTTTTCATGGCTGTCGTGGACCTATAACCTCACAGAGCACCGCAGACTTTTGCGGTCATGGCATCAGAAAGCAAGCCGAGTATTTTTTCACGAGCACTGCGGGCTTTATTCCCGGAGAAGCGCCAGAACTACGCGGACTACATGCTCGCGAGGGGTCAAAACTATATGCGCATCTTTGGAGATGGCTTTAGCGGAGGCAGCGGAGCGCTCGAACTCAGCGCTGTATACGCCTGTACCAGTAAGATTGCTGACACAATTGCTAGTCTAGAGGCGCACGTAGTCCAGTTTGAAGGTGACTCACATGGCGCTCGCGTTATGCGTCACGACCACCCTGCATACAGGATGATTGCTAAAGAGCCAAACCCTTTTATTGGTGCTTATGAATTTTGGCAGATGCTTATTAGCGACGCACTGCTTTACGGAACCGGCTATGCATTCATCCACAGGGATCAAGGAGAGATTTATTACCTGCCAAGCAGCAGGGTTTTCTATGAAGACGACCCCCTTACCGGTGAGCGTTTCTATAGCTATGAGAATAGCCCAGGGCCGATACCGTCATCGGATGTTTTGGAAATAAAAGCGTTCCGTGGGGTTAATCCTACGCATCAGCAGCTTCAGAACCTATCGACGGCAAAGGCTGTACAGGATTTTGGCTCAAGGTTTTTCCAGAATGGAGGAATGATGGGTGGCATCCTATCTACCAAGGAGCACCTTAGCGTAGAGCAGATGCAGGAGGCAAAGGATATGTGGGAGCGGGAGTACTCTGGTGTAGCTAATGCCCACAAGATGGCTATTCTAGGTGGTGGCTTCCAGTACCAGCCCCTTACAGTCCCTCTTGATCAGTTGCAGTTCTTGGAAATGCGCAAGTACACTACCGAGGAAATCGCCCGCATCTACGGTGTTCCTCCGGCTATGATTGGACTAGAGGGCAACACGGCATACAGCAACTACGAGCAGCAGGTGTTGCAGTTTCAGCAGGGCTGCATCTTGCCTTGGGTCCGGCGTATTGAATTAGAGATTGAACGCAAGCTACTTCGCGACGACAAGAGCTTAGGCTGTTATTTTGATGTGAGTACGCTACTTCGCGGTGATACTGAGACTCGCGCTAAGTATTATCATTCCCTCCTCCAGGACGGAGTTTTCTCAATAAATGAAATTAGAGAGAAAGAAGGGTACGGACCTGTTGAGGGAGGCGATGCCCACCACCTCCAAGTGAACATGATACCTTTGGACAAGATGGAGGATTTCGCTTCTTCTGTGACTAATAACAATAAAATCGATGCCTAGAATTGGTTACTTCATTAAGAATGTTCGGGAGAACGACAACCCTACGGCTGCCAATGACGCGACCACAATTGATGTAGGCTTTGCTGGCACTCCCGATTTTGGTGGTAAGAACTACCATATGTTCTATCAGTGGCCCAGCAGTCTGACTGGGAACAGCACGACCGCTGCCACTCAAGCGGCTTTGGCGTATTTGGCGCTATCCAATGCATTCCCCAATCTTGTACTGGCCGTTACCCAACAGCCAACGACTGGCTTTGATGCGAATCACATCGTTAATGAACTGAAGCAGGTTTTTGACGCCACCACCGCTACGAGTGTGAGCTCCGGCGACGACTTCCGACTGCGCGTTGGAAAGCGCATCTACATTTTTGGATACGCATACAGCTCCAATCTTTCTATCAACCCGGATACGGCAACCATTACTTGGAAAGACTAATGGCTGAAAGTTACGGGGGATATCCAGCTTCGGCTAAGGCAGCGGCCCGCAAGGCACTGAAACACAAAGAGGACAAAGGGTCTTCTTGCGGGACGAATGTGGGCTGGCAACGTGCTAATCAAATCGCGTCCGGAAAAAAGCTTAGTCTGTCTACAATAAAAAGAACCTTTAGCTTCTTGAGCCGAAGTGCCACTTACAATACAGGTGGGTTTTACGATAAAGATGGCAAAGAAATCTGCGGTAGCGTTATGTATGCGGCGTGGGGCGGGAGCTCCATGAAGAGCTGGTGTAGCGGTGTCATTAATAAAGTCGAAGGAAAAAAGTAAAGTCATGTCAGACAAGAAAGAAATTCGAATTCTAACAGGATCTGTAGAAGTCCGTGAGGCTGCCGACAAGAATCCTGTCATTGAGGGCTACGCTGCCGTATTTAACGATGAGACGGTCATCGGTGGGCAGTTCGCCGAACGGGTTGCCCCTGGTGCATTTAAAGGTGCTCGGATGGACAACACTGTTGCGCTATTCAATCACGACATCAATCAACCCTTGGCGCGTGTCGGGCGAGGCTTAGAGCTTAGTGTCGATAAACGTGGGCTCAAGTACCGTTTTGAGATTGGAAATCAATCCTATGCAAAAGATCTCGTAGAGAACATTCGCATGGGCAACGTAAGCACTAGCTCCTTTGGTTTTACTGTCCGTGATGATGAGTGGGAACGCAGGGATGACGGTGTTAATTTGCGTACAATTAAAGAAGTAGATCTTTTGTTCGACGTTTCTCCCACAACCCAGGGTGCCTACCCAACCACTGATGTCGGCCTTCGCAGCATGGAGACTGCTCTCGCTAATGAGGATGTGGCACTGATTGAGGAAGAGGAGGTTCGCGCCGAAGAAGAGGAGGAGGAGAAGGAAGAGAAGGCGTATGGCGCCAAGGACGAGGAGGAAGAGAAAGAGGAGAAATCCGAAGCCGAGGAGGAAGAGAAAGAGGAAAAGATGGAGGACGAGGAAGAAGAGGAGGAGGAAGAAGAGCGCGTTGACCAGCTCATTGACCCCGCCATCCTTCCACATCCTTACGCACTAGAAGAAATAATCCCTGAGCCGGAGGCTCGCAATTCTAATAATTCAAATTCCCATACCATGGAGAACGAAAAGAATGCTCCGGCTATCGTACAAAGCCGGGGCGACCAACAGTCAAATGTCCAACAGCGTTACAGCTTTGGAAAGGCCCTTCGTGAGGCCGCACAAGGTAAGCTCTCTGGCCTTGAAGCAGAGATGAACCAAGAGGCTCGATCAGAGTTTACCGACTCTAAGGTGAACATCGCCGGTGGCATCAGCGTCCCGAGTTTTCTTACGGAGAAGCGTGTTGACGCCCTCGGAACCGCGACGGTAGGCTCCACGGCTGACGCGTTTGGTGGTAAGATTGGTGTGGCCGACCAGGGGTTCACCGAGTTCTTGCACCCGAACGACGTCGCCACGCAGCTGGGTGTGCGCACGGTCACGGGCGTCAGCGGTAATGTTGTCTTCCAAGTTGCGGACAAGCCTCCCGGAACGGCTACCCCAAATGAGAGCGTACCCCAGGCAGTGGGCAACATGACGTTCAGCGCC